GTAGGGTTCGCCGCCGCGGCGGCGGAGATACTGGAGGTGATTGGCGGCCCGGCAGCCGTCGCGGAAGCGTCAGCGGATGTGATGGCGGCTGCGGATGCGTTAGCGATGGAGACAGGGACAGCAACACTGATGGAGACAGCAGTGGGCCGGACCGTGACAGGCGGAGTCGCCCGTGAATTCGCAGCCTATAGCGGTGCTGCCCGTGCAGGTAGTATCGCTAGAGCGCTTGGGGCTTCGAGCCTCATAGCGTCTGGGGTGACGGGTGCATTTGCAGCCCGTAGTTTTAAGAAGGCTGAAGATAAAATCGGCAGTCTTATTGGACTCGGCAAAAGGAAAAGAGATGGTCCCGCTCCGTCACTTTTTCCTGCGCGCCCCACACGTCCGGCGAAGCCGGTGCCCAAAGATATGCCGGGCAAGAAGACGACGAAGCGCGCGAAGCGCGTTTCCAAGGTGAAGCGCAAGCCGTCGAAGACGGTTAAGCGTAAGTCGGATAAGAAGCAACCCACAAAGAAGGTTGGCCCGTCCAAGCAACTTTTGGCTGCGTATGAGACCCACGGTATCATCCAACGTGACCATGTCAGCTATTTTGGATTCCAGAATACTGGCGGTCGCGACGAACTGTTCAGATCTAGTATGGAGTCGGTGCTTAACAGCTTGCTGCGTAAGTTCCGGATCCAGAAGAGGAGTCCTGATGAAGTTCTTAATATTGCTCAAGCGGTTCCTGCGGTCGATAAATTTAAGATTTTGACCAGGAAGCGAAATTACGGTATTGGCGACGACGACGGCGCCGCTATCGATGAATTCGATCTTAATGGGTCGACTTATAATTCACTTGTGGATTCTATGACGACTGCCATTAAAGGCCGTGTGGAGGGGGGTTCGTTCCCTTTCTCTATGATCGCCTATAACAACCAGGGATCGCTTGCCGCACATGAGGTCATGCGTGACAATAAGTTTGGCGATTGTAAACTAGCTTTGTCCGTTTCGGTTAAAGTTAAGTTGCGTAATATCACACCTAACGACGGCGACGGAACTGACAGGTTCGCGTTGGACACTAACCCGTTAACGGGTTACGTGTACAAGTTCGCTGGTGACACCCCCGTTGTCAGGGAAGGTTTGTATAGCAGTGCAATCACTAATTATGAGAGATTCCACGATAGGGAAGCGACATCTGGTGTGCTGTTTGGTCCCCAGAGGAACGGCTCTGGGGATCACGACGGTGCGCCTGACGCCGCCGGGGATATCATGGGTCCGAACAAGATCTTGTCGGTCCCTCCCCGCAATGGTAAGAAGATCTGGACTAACTGCGTGTCCTCCACTGCGATTCAGTTTGGCCCGGGTCAATCTGTTGAGCATAAAATGAAGTATGCGTTCAACGGAACGTTGATTAACTTCCTGATGAAGTACAACACCGGTGTGTATACTGCGCCAAAGATTGGCGTTACCCACTGGCTTGGACTGGAACAGAAGTTTAAGCAGAAGACCAAGGCCGCCTCGGGCGCCGAGGGAACCTCGGTACATGACCATGTCTGTATGGAGTATGACATCGACTGCCGTCATTCCGGAGGTGCAAGCTTCGCCGCCGCGGCGCAAGCGCCACGCTCGGTGATTACGCGCGCAGCGCACAACAGCGTTTAGGAGTGAGTCACCGTGACGAGCGAGAACAGGTAGTACATTCAAAGCGATTAGCGCGTTATTCATAACGAGAAATGAATTACAAAAAATTTATAGCGCGTTTTGAATCTTATGAACGTCCCAGCGATCGGCCGACATGGCCGACCTATCAGGTGTATAATTGGAGAATACGATCAAGTGCATTAGCGGGATGTGAAGACTTTGTGAGTCATACTTGCCAGAGCAAATAAACTGGTTGCTGAGCATCTCGAGGGCCTCGTAGATCACGGTAACCGAGCCAGCTTCACTCGATCTGGTCAAATCGAAGACGACGCACCGCGTAGTCGACCGGATCATTTTGGTCAGTAGGTGTAGCATATCTGCTTTCTTCATGAGTTGCACGAGGATTGCGTCGTGGTGCAGCACCAGGTGCCGCGCCATAAACGATTTGCCAACGCCTCCCGTCGATTCCCACCACCAGGAGATTTTCCGAGGGGGTGGCGGTGACGTAATGAGGGCCACCAGGTCCGTCTGCCACGTATTCAAGGACGTCCCAGATGTCGAAGCGATCAACTGTTTGTTGACAAGTTGTTGGTGATAGTCAGTATAGTACTGGCGAAGGAAGCGGTCGTAGCGCGCGAAGGTGTCAAAGTGCTCGTTGACCAGGTCGACGAGGGACGCACCGTCGTGAATTGCGGAACGAACCGCTTCCAGGTCCTCACGTGCCCCTTGGCGAGATTCAGTGGCAGCGATCTCAACGTACAAGTTGGGGTTGATGATGACGGTCTCGGACCCTGGGTCGCGCGTGTCGTCTTTGGAGCAGTAGTCCACGCACTGCTCCGAGGAGCCTTTGGCGCCCTCCACATGGGGCCGCACTCCTAATTTGACCGCGAGCCAATCGGTAAACTTCTTAGGTTCGATTTTGGCACTAGCTTGGAAGTACATTTGGAGGTGCTTGGTCCCGGAGGCGCCGGTCTCCCGTTGGAAGCAAATGTAATTGACTTTATTTCTGGTGTTAATGTTACAGCACAGCGAGGACATATTTTGAACAATGGCATCGTTGTAGTTGTTAACGGTCACCATGAAATGGGCGTATTTGCGGACAGGCATTTTTAAACGGTAACTTTGTTTGGCGGAGTAGCGGAGCTCGCGCGCGTGTGTGAATGGCAAAAAAGTGACGGAAATGAGCCTTTTATATGGAATATTTTAGGTAGCCGTTGGCGGCAAAATTAAAACCGAGGCTCGGTTACCAGAGGTACCATGAGGAATAAATCACATGAGGAATAACCTGGCAACAGGGTAAGAATCAATTATTTAAATGTAAAATGGGCCAGCTGGTATCGACCGCGGTAAAAGCACCCGAAGTGGGGTTACTAGTATTACCCCCACTTCGGGATCGATCAGCCTTTAGAGCCGTTTAGGGCGTGCTGATCGATCCGTTTTGGTTTTGGTTTTAAGGGTTTAGGGATTAGTTAGGGGCCCTCTTGAGGGAAAAACATAGTTGTATCTAAATCACAATGAAGCGCGCAGCGCTGCATCTTTACGTAAACAGCATTTGCTGTGCTAAGATAAAGACTTTAGACGACGATGGCCTTAGTAGGGTTCGCCGCCGCGGCGGCGGAGATACTGGAGGTGATTGGCGGCCCGGCAGCCGTCGCGGAAGCGTCAGCGGATGTGATGGCGGCTGCGGATGCG